CGTCTGTTGAGACTCATGCTACGAAATTTATGCCTGTGTGGAATCTTACTATGAACAAGACTATGAAAAGCTCTCTTAAGACTTATGTAAATATTTTCATTCCGAAGTACAAGATGCCTAGTTGTTTACAGTACGCTCTTATCAAGAATCAAGACAGCTCAGCCGTTTGGCGAGAAAAGTCGGGGTTTAACGATGTAATTATGTACATAGACAGTACTAGGAACCCTGGAAGCCCTTATAGCAAATACGGTTCCACCAACGCTATAGTTCTGAAAACAGAACTTGAACGAATAACAAGCGTTGTGAGAGCACGTTTAGTGATGTTGGCTAATGATAAAACTGTTATTTCCAACAGTCCAACTGAAAATTTACGAGCTGGGTTATACGACCCAATAAGATTCTTTAATAAATATGAACCGACTAAGATTAAGAAAATAGAAGAACGCCGTGAAAGATTAATCTCCAGTGTTAGTCTTGCAGACCGCATTGTGAGTCAGATGCTTATATCTCCTCTCATCGCGGCTCAGAAAGAGACATGGCAGACTAGCGATCACACTATGGGATTTGGTCTTAGATTGGAAGATGATATAAAGAACGTAGTAGACAGATTCTGCAAAACTTACGACAATAAGAAGCTGCATCATGTTGATCTTGATGCAACGGCTTGGGATTGGCAGTTTGGAGAAGTTGGATACGATATAGAATCTTACATAATAACAGAATCATGTATAAACCCTACCGATGCATTCAGAAACGCGATCAGAAACCTAAAACAACTGGAGAAACGGAAAATCTTTCAGTTCTCTAAAGGAGACATGATAGCTCAGGTTACACCGGGTTTGGTGGCTAGTGGAAAATTTGACACTACGCAGCAGAATTCGAATGTTAACTCGTTCATAATGTATCACTTTGGCGCCGTCAATAGACGGGTAGCTGGTGATGATGGACTCGCCGCGTTTAGAGCAGGATTTAGAAACCGTTATATTGAAGCCAATATGAACATGAAATTTAACGACATTGATAAAGATGGAGGAAAATTTGAATTTTGTTCCAATTATTGGGGTATAAATAAAGAAGGTCAGTATTTCAGTTATCCGGTCCATTATGAGAAAATGGTATTTAAATTCCTATCAATAAACTATGATAAAGCGATTGAATTTGAAGAACTCAAGAGGGAACTTAAGTTCCATCCTGATTTTGATCGAATAGTCGAAGACATAGAAGATTTGGAACTTCCCTTTGAGGATGGTGATGAAACACCTGAAACTGGGGAGGGTACTGAAGTGCTTAAATCGGCCTGACTAGCAGGTCGTCGTTGGGGGTCATCCACAGCCGTGGCCCGAAACATAACAAATATAATAAGTTTCATAAATACTAACGTTAAAATTAACAAAATGGCTGGAAAGAAGAATAAAAGTAAAGTGTCTGATGAAGACATTCAAGCTATTAAGAAGATTGTTGGACAGGGCGGTTATTACACTGACAAGATGTTGCCGGTTTTGCAAAGAGTGTTCCCAAGCGGAACTTTCAGCAAAGCTGGTGGTTTCATTGGTGGCAACGCTGCTCGGAGCATTAATCCAGGTCTATCTAACGCGGGCTCTGCTCTAGGAGCCAGACTTGGCCAAAGATTGGCTAAAGTTGTGGGTTTCGGAGCTTATACTGTTAATAAGAACTCTTTGATGAAAACTGCTAGTGTATTGCCTGAAGGGACTGAGATTCCTCAGTTTATGAACTCAATACATGAAACGCGGATACAACATAGAGAGTACATTGGAGATATAATTGTACCTAGTTCACCTAGTTCTTTTAGCAATGCATCTTACACGATAAATGCAGCAAACTCATATACTTTCCCTTGGCTTGCAGCTGTAGCCGCTAGGTTTCAGCAATACAGGTTTAATGGTTTGATATTTGAGTTTAAAACTCTATCTTCAGATATAACAGCTGGTGGAGCATTAGGTGCTGTCGTCATGTCAACTAATTACGACACTATCAAGAAGCCTTTCACTAGCAAACTCGAGATGGAAAACAGCGAATACGCCACCAGTGCCAAACCAAGTAGATCACAGATTCACGTGGTAGAGTGCGACCCGGCTATGACGCAGTCAAAATTGCTGTATTGCGCAGATGCAGGAAACGATGAAACCCTGGACATTGATCCTAGGTTCGCTAACTTAGGCAACTTTCAGCTTGCTACAGTTGGTTTACCAGGATCTACAGGACAGGTATTGGGTGAGCTTTGGGCGTCATATGATGTCTCCCTGTTTAAGCCTGACCTCGGAATTCCAAAGGATTCCGGGTGGCAGAGGCTGACAGCAGCAGGAGGCTTAGGAACAGCTACGCCTTTAGGAGACCCTGCTCTTAGTTTCTTGTCGGAATCCGGTTACATCCTTAGGATAGGCACCGCGACTACCTTCAAGATCAAGAACAAAGGTTTCTACTTAGCCTACCTAGTCGTCGTGGGAACAAGTTTAATCGACACTAGAATGCTGTCTAGCACAGGAACTATAGTTACACTTATCGACTTTTCTATTAACGGCTCCACATCTCAGTTTACATCGTACAAAATCGAAGTGACTTCCGATGATGGTGTTGTTATAGTATCACCAGGAACGTCATCATCAATATCAGCTTCTAGAGTTGAAGCGATTAGCTACACAGCACCCGGACCTATTTAAGTACGGGGACTTACCGTAACCCTGTTGGGGGACTTACGGTTGGCGGAC